TCCACACACACACACGCCCCGCAAGGCAAGGCGAGGCCTTGGCGCTTGTGATGTGGTCTTGTTCTATTCAAAGAAATACTAACGACCTACATTAATCTTCCTCTACTGCCTACGCCTAGCACGGTGGAAGCTAAATATGTAGAAACTGACCCCAATACAGACCCCCCACCCCCCAAAAAAATATTTGTATCATTTTACAATGGATTAATCCGCACAGCGATTGGGATTATTTAATATTAACCTAAGTTAATGTGTTGAATGTTGCGGAAAAAAGAGTTATTTGTATATATGGTTAAACCTATTAAGGATTTAAAAACAATTTTACATTTTAAAAAAGGTAATTATGTGTATAGATATATCTTGGTAGATAGATTTAAGCATACTGCTAAGATACACTATGGTTTTGATGACAAACTAGAACTAACCGAAGAAGAAATATGGGCTTTAACTACACCTCGCAAATTAAGAAGAAAATATATTATTAAAAATGGACAATGATACGTTACAAAGAGCAGTAGAAATTGCTAAAGAATTAGAACGCCGTAAGGCAACTAATAGGATGGCTCATTATGAACCTTATGAATATCAAATAAAATTTCATAATGATAAATCTTCACAACGATTGTTGATGGCTGGAAACAGGGTCGGCAAGTCCTTTTGCGGGGCTATGGAAATGGCATACCACGTGACGGGTAGATACCCAACGTGGTGGGAAGGCAGACGATTTAACAGACCAATTCGTGCTTGGGCTGGGGGAGTTTCTAATGAAACCACTAGGGATGTTTGTCAAAAAGAACTTGTCGGCCAACCAGATGATCCTTCTGCTAAAGGAACAGGATCTATACCATTACAATACATAGTAGATACAATTAGAAAAGCTGGTGTACCTAATGCATTAAACAGTATAGTTGTAAAACATATTTCTGGTGGAAATTCTAGAGTAGGATTTAAAGCATACGAAATGGGTAAAGAAAAATGGATGGGGGAAAGCGTTGATGTAATTTGGCTAGACGAAGAACCACCACCAAGTATTTATTCTCAATCATTAACACGTACAGCCGATAAAGGTGGAATTGTTTATATGACATTTACACCAGAAAGCGGTATGACAGAAACAGTAGCGCAATTTATGAACCAATTAAGAGATGGACAAGCATTATTTACTGCGGGATGGGATGATGCACCACATATGACAAAAGAAGTTAGAGATCAAATATTACAAGCGTTACCACCACACGAAAGAAAAATGCGTGAAAAAGGAATACCACAATTAGGTTCTGGATTAGTTTTTCCTGTAGCAGAAGAAGATATTATTTGTGATCCAATAGAGATGCCAAGTCATTGGCCTAGAATATGTGGAATAGATTTTGGATGGGATCACCCAACTGCGGCTGTATGGATTTCTTGGGATAGAGATAGTGATATAGTTTATGTTTATGATAGTTATTCTTTAAGACAAGAAACTGTACCTGTACACGCATCAGCAATTAAATCTAGAGGTAAATGGATACCTGTAATATGGCCAATGGACGGAAGACAAGCTGATAAAGGATCTGGTAAAAATTTAACTGAACAGTATAGAGCAGAAGGCGTTTATATGACAAGAGAACATTTTAGTAATCCACCAAGCATAGGGCAAAAAGAAGGCACAGGTGGTAATAGCGTTGAAGCAGGGGTTATGGAAATGCTAACAAGAATGCAAACAAAAAGATTGAAAATCTTTAAAAATCAAAGTAAACTGTTAGAAGAATTAAGAATGTATCACAGGAAGGATGGTAAAATCGTACCTGCTAATGATGATATTATTTCTGCAATGAGATATTGTGTAATGTCATTAAGAAAAGCAAGAGTTAAAAATTACGAACCTACTCAAATATATTCTGATTCTAACTTTAACGTATTTGCATAATGCCAAAAGAAATGGAAATGAAACTAGCAAAACAAGCCCGTAAAAAAGGTTACGGGAAAAAACGTACAGACAGATACGTTTATGGTACTATGCAAAAATTAGGAATGTTAAAACCAAAAAAGAAAACAATAATATAGGAGTAAATAATGGGTGGAATAGTAAGATCAATAGCAAGAGCAGTTTTTGGATCGCCAAGTCAGCCGCCAGTTGTACAACCAGTACAAACACCAGTTGCGCAAACTCCTGAACCTACTGATAAAACTACAAGACAAAAATTGATGGGTTCTGGATACGGTGGTCAAACAATTATGACAAGCGCATCTGGAGTAGAAGATGAAGCTAATGTTCAAAAAACTATTTTAGGTGGCGGAAGAAAAAGAAAAATTAACGCATAGTGATTGAAGTAGTTACAAACGATAAATGGAAAAAACGTGTCGGTGACTATATAAAAAAAAATGCATACATATCAGCAGATCTTGGTGATATGTTTTCTTACATTGGTTTTGTAGAAGACGACAAAATTTTAGGTGGTTTTTTATTTTCAGATTACGACGGTAATAATATTTGGGTGCATTTAGCATTAGAAAGCCCTTTAGTTTGTACTAAAAATCGTATAAAATATGTATTTGAATACGGTTTTAAACAAATTGGCTGTAATAGAATGACAGCTTTGTGTCGTAACGGTTATGAACGAAATGAAAGATTGTTAAGTGGCACAGGATTTGTTAAAGAAGGAGTAGTCCGTAAATGTTTTAAAATCAATGGTGAATACTTTGATGGTGCAATTTACGGAATGTTAAAAGAAGAATGCAAATGGATAAAGGAATAATATTATGGGAATGAAATCACAACCACAAATGCCACCACCAGTAGATCAATCTATTTATGATAAAACTGCTGAAAAAGAAGCGGCTTTAGAAGCAGAAAAACAAAAAGCGTTAGGTGCAAAACGTAAAGGTATGTACGGAACAATTTTAACAAGTGGTACAGGTGTTGAAGATGAAGCAACTACATCAAAAACATTATTAGGTGGAACAGTAAAATAAAATGGCAACATACGAGTATATCAAAAAAAGAGTTGATGCTCTAACATCTGATAGAGGTACGTGGGAAGTAAACTGGCAAGAAATACTTGATTACGTTATGCCACGTAAAGCAGACGTTGTTACTTTAAGAACAAAAGGTGAAAAACGTACAGAAGTTTTATTTGATAGTACAGCAGTTACAGCAAACAATTTATTAGCGGCAAGTTTACAAGGAACACTTACATCACCATCATTACCTTGGTTTTCAATTAAATTACGTGATGAAGAAATAAATGAAAATCGTGATGTGCAGTTATGGTTAGAAGATACTGCACGAAGAATGTATGACACATTTAACGAAACAAATTTTAATACAGAAGTACACGAAATGTATCTTGATTTATGTTCTATTGGAACAGGTGCATTATTTGTAGAAGAAGGAAATAAAGGATATGATATAGATGGTATTCATTTTAATTGTTTACACATTGCAGAATATTATATTCAAGAAAATATAAATGGAAAAGTTGATACACTTTATAGAAAATATAAATTAACAGCTAGACAAGCTGTTCAAGAATTTGGTGAAAAAAATGTTGGTGAAAAAATTTTAACAGCCGCAAAAGAAAAACCAGATCAAAAATTTAATTTTATTCACGCAGTAGAACCAACAGAAGATTATAAAAGAGCAACAGGAAAATCATCAACTAAATTACCTTATCATTCTTGCCACGTATGCGAAGAAGATAAAATGGTAGTTAGAACAGGTGGTTATAATGAATTTCCATATTTAGTACCACGTTGGTCAAAAGCAACAGGTGAAATTTTTGGTAGATCACCAAGTTATAATGCATTACCAGATATTAAAACTTTAAACAAAGCAGTTGAAATAGGATTAAAAGCGTGGGCAAAAGCTATTGATCCACCATTACTTGTTCAAGATGATGGTGTTATAGGTAGAGTTAGAACTACACCTGCGGGTATTACAGTTGTTAGAAATGATGGTGCTATTAAACCATTACAAATAGGATCTAACTGGCAAATTACAGATTTAAAAGAAAATCAATTAAGAACTGCTATTAGACAAGCATATTATTCAGATCAATTACAATTACAAGAAGGCCCTCAAATGACGGCAACAGAAGTACAAGTAAGATATGAATTAATGCAAAGATTACTTGGCCCAACTTTAGGACGTTTTCAATCTGAATTTTTAAATCCATTAATTGAACGTGTGTTTGGTATTATGTATCGTGCTGGTGCATTATTACCAGAACCTTCTGTTGTTAGAGGATCAAAAATTGATGTAGAATATGTTGGCCCGTTAGCACGTTCACAAAGAATGGAAGAAGCAGTTGCTATTGAAAGATTATATCAATTAGCAATGAATATTGCACAAGTAGATCCAGCAATTATGGATAATATAGATCACGACGAAGCAGTTAGATTAAGAGGTAAATTATTAGGAGTACCTAAAACTGTATTACGTGGTAAAGATCAAGTTGATGAAATGAGAAATGCACGTGTTGAACAACAACAAATGGCACAAATGGCTCAACAACAACAAGCCCAAGCACAAGCAATGAAAACACAAGCAGAAGCATCTAAAACTATGTCAGATCCTAATGTACAAGCAATGTTAGGTGATACAGCAGAAGATATGGGTATTTCTGAAAATATTTAATGGACGATAATAAAGAATACAATCAATTAAAAAAAGATTACCAATTTACTTTTGATACAAAAGAAGGTAAAAGAGTGTTTGCCGACTTAAACGAGGCATACTATCATAGATCATCATATCAAAAAAATGATCCATATGAAACAGCATTTCGTGAAGGACAACGAAGTGTTATCATCAGAATAATCAATCTAATAAAGGAGGAAAAAGATGTCTGATACACAAACGACCACAAACGACAATCCAGTACAAGAGCAAGAAGTTAGCACTATACTTGGATCGGGAGGTGATAATCAAGATTGGCGATCAACGCTTCCAGACGAACTAAAAAATGACGCTACATTGCAAAACTTTAAAGATATAGAAAGTTTAGCAAAAACTGTAGTACATCAACAAAAAGTTTTAGGTAGTAGAATACCATTGCCTAAAAATGATGATGAATACAATGAACTTTATAATAAATTAGGAAGACCAGAAGATCCTAATAAATATGAAGTTAAAATACCACAAGAATACGAACAATATTTTAGAAAAGAAAATGTTGATGAGTTTAAAAACGTGGCGCATAAAATAGGTTTAAATAACAAGCAAGTTAATGCATTATTAGACTATCAAGTTAATAGCATTAAATATGAAATGCAAAATGAACCTGCATCTATTGCAATGGAAAAAGATAAAACAGAACAAATGCTAAAACAAGAGTGGGGATACGATTATGATAAAAACGTAAGAGCCGCTACTAGAGCATTAGATGTTTATGGTGATGATGAATTAAAAGATTTATTAAATAATTCATCTGCTGGTAATAATCCTGCTGTTATTAAATTCTTTGCTAGATTAGGTGCTGAAGTAACAGAAGATATGGCTAAAAATACACAAAATAATAGATTAGCTGTATCACCTTTAGATGCAAAAGAAGAAATCAATAAGATTATGCTAGATAGTAGTCATCCTTATCATAAAGGCGACCAATTAGCTGTTGAAAAAATGCGACAGTTACACGAAAAAGCATTTGGTGTTTAATTAAAAATTGTGATATAATTACAACACCGATTTCGCCCTATTAGGACAACGAGTAGGTAGCCGTGATGGCTTTAAACTTCCGATTGATCGTATCGTTTACGATAAGGTTTCCCGTAAGGACAAAAGCCGACATAAAACGGAATATGGTTTAGTACATTTGTATTACGCCCACTATTCTTAACTTTTAATAGGAGGACATATAAAATGTCAATTCAAATAACAACTGCTTTTGTAGAACAATATAAAAGC